TGAATTTAATCAAATAATTGGACACTCACCAATTATTGGATGGGCATATGATGGGAATCCAATTTATGGACCTTTTGGATATTCAGATCCTAACAACATAAACTCTGACTTAAAAATTATTACTCCATCATATGTTACTGATATAAACAGAGTACCTAATCGTCCAGCAGGTTATTCTGCAGGATTTTTCGTAGAGGATCATGTTTATAATGGTACTGGAGACTTAGATATTCATAATGGAAGATTTGGCAAAACCCCAGAATTTCCAAATGGAGTTTATGCTTACTTTTCAACAGTTGGATTAGGAACTAATACAAATAAATTAGAAGGAATTTATCCATACTTTATTGGAAATACTTATCGTTCACCATTTATCGCTGAAAATCAATTACTAGATCAAGATTTTGATTTCAATTCATCTGGTCTAAGAAGAAATACCTTACCATATAATGTTGATGAAAAATTTGCTGGAAATGATTTTGTTGTTGAATCATATGAAAATATAAGACAAGTATCAAAAATTGAATCCGTGACAGAAGGTGTTGTTGATGGAATAACAATTCTCAATGGTGGTGATGGATATAAAGTTGGTGATTTAACTCAATTTGATGATGAAGGAACTGGTGGTTCAGGATTCCGTGCTGAAGTTGATGAAATAGTTGGGATAGGAATTTCTCGTATTGATACAACTCTTACAAGTTTTGAAAATGCAGTTTTTGAATGGAAGAGTGGGAATGAAGTTGTAGCGAATTATCTTCCTTTCATTGAATTAAATGATCAAGATTCAGTATCAATATCAGGATTAAGTAGTTCAATAGTTAATTTAACAAATTCATTTAATGTAGGTGTTAAAACCGATAGAATAGGTCTAGCGAAAAGTATGACTGCTGGTTCTGTTGGTGGATTAATACAAGACATATATGTTACACAAATTCCTAATTCAGTTGCTATTGGAGGGTCTCTAAGAGTAGGTTCAGGTAATGTTAACAATGCAAGTGATATCGAAACTTTACAAGTTCTAAATGTTTATCCTTTAAGAAAAGTAATAAGAGTTTTAAGACACGTGGGTGTTGCTCATACACTTGGTTCAAATATTGATGTTGTTAATAATAAAATTAGTATTCCAGTTCAAACTAAAAAATTTAATTCAGAGATTAATGATGTAATATATTTTAATGCACCTCAATCAGTTGGTGTAGGAACAACATCTGGTGGTGCAACTAGTGTCAATAGAGTTATAGGTGAGATTGTAGAGAGAACACCCATACCCACCAGAACTATACATATACCAAATCATCCATTTAAAACAGGTCAAAAACTTATTTTAAATAAGAGAGCTGGTGCAAACCGTTTTGATGTGGGTCGTACACCATTAGTAACTGAATTTAAATTACCATTTTTAGGTGCAAATTCAACTGAAGTGTATGTAATTAATAAAGGTGAGAATAATATTGGTTTAGTTACTACTAGGGTAGGAATCGGTAGTACAAGTGAAGGATTGTTCTTCTATAGTAAAGGTTCAAATACAGGTATTTCTTCAGGATTATATAACTTACAAACTATAAAAGATCAAGTAACGGGTAATATTGATAAAATTGTAACAACTGTATCTACAAATGTATCATCTGCGAACACAACAACTCATAATTTAGTTGAAGGTGATATTATTAAACTTGATGTAGTTCCTAATCTTAATGTTGGTCTTGGTAATACATTACCAATATCTGTAAATTACAATGAAGCATTTGAAAAGTTAATAATAAATCCAATTTTATTCAATGCTACAGATGTTGAAACTAACCAAATAGACATAGTAGATCATGGATTTAAAACTGGTGACAAAGTATTCTATGATGGTGGAGCAACTGGATTAAGTACAGGTACATATTTTGTTAACAAAGTAAGTAGTAGAAGATTCCAACTATCTGAAACAATTCTAGATATCAACTCAAATCCTGTAAGGACTGTAAATATAACTGCAAATACTGGTGGAAATAATCAATCAATAGGATTGATAAACCCAAGAATTGATGTTGTCAAAAATTCAAAATTAAATTTTGGGTTAACAAGTAGTACTTTGTTAAATTTTGACTTTAAATTATTCTATGATAGAGAACTTACTAATGAATATTTAAGTTCACAAGATTCTCCTTCATTTAATGTCGGGACTGGTGGCACAATAGGTATAGGAACAAATAACACAGACCCAATAGGTGCAGGACTCACAGTTCAATATTCATCATCATCACCAGGTAGATTGTACTATGGATTGACAAAAGGTGGATTTATTAGCACTGCTGATACTGAGGTTTCTAATTACTCTGAAATTAGATTTATTGATAGTAAGTATAATGGAGAATATAGAATATCTAATGTTACACCAGATACTTTTGATATTTCACCAAAAATACCAGAATTTTTAAGTTACACAAGTAATCAATGTGATAAATTAGAATATTCTACAAAATCAACATCTGTTCATGGTGCAATAAAAGATTTTACAATTATATCACCTGGTTTTAATTACAAAAAACTACCACAATTTGAATCAGTTAAAAGTGCAAATGGAACTGATGCGAATATAGTAGCAACATCAAGAAATATTGGTAGAATTAAAAAAATAAGAATAGTTGATATAGGTTATGAATACTCTTCTGATAAAACTCTAAGTCCAGAAGCATTTGTATCTCCTGTTATTAATATTGATAATCTTGACATAATCGATACAGTCAATATAAAAAGTGGTGGTGCTGACTACATGAGTACACCTAATTTGATAGTATTTAATCCTATATCAAATGTAGTTGTAGATAATCTTTCTTTACAAGCAAGAACACCTAATCAAACAATATCACAGGTAGATGTATTATCACCAGTTACTGGACTTGACTCTGTAGTACATAAAATTATTTCAATTAATAATTCAAATGGAGTTGGAATAAACTCTGTGCAAATTAGTAAATCTGGAGTTGTAACTTGCTTCCTTGAAACACCTATCAACGGATTTGACACTCAACCTTTTGCTATTGGAGATGAGGTATTTGTTGAGGGTATTCAAAGAGTAGGTGAGACAGGTGTTGGTGCTACACAAGGGGGAATATCTACAAATACAACTATCGAAGGAACTGGATATAACTCTGAAAACTATAATTATCAATTCTTCAATGTTGATGATTACATTGCTGGTACACAGTGTATTTTAAAGTTCAGTACAGCAGGAGTAACTACAAATCCTGGCATAGCTAAAACATTCCAGTCAGGATATGCAACATTAGTTAATAAAAATAAATATCCAGTCATTGAACCAGTTCAAACAAGAGGTTCATTTGAATTGAAAGAAACTTTAATAGTAGATTCTATTATAACAGATTTGAAGGTGATTGAAGTAAGAAATGATTACATAAAAATTGATGGTAAATTTAAATTAAATAAAGGAGACAGAATAAAAGGTGAATTGAGTAATGTATCTGCAGAAATTACAAGTATTGTGGATAATCAAGCTAAATTTACGACTGATTTTTCAAATAAACAAGATTACGGTTGGTTAGATGATATTGGTAAGTTAAATGAAGATTATCAAGTTATACCTGATAATGATTATTATCAAAATTTATCATATACAGTTAAAAGTCCGATTGAATGGGATAAATTTGTAAATCCTGTTAATAGATTAGTTCACCCATCTGGACTCAAAAATTTTGCAGATACCTCAGTTACTTCAAATATTACTGTCGGTGTAGGACAAGTTAGAGAATCAAATCAAGTTGTTGTATTAGATGTAGGTAATGTTCTTGAACTTAATGACAAGCAAAGAGTAGATGCAATTAATAATTTTGATTTTGCAAGAGACTTTGATTCTAGAGTTAATGGTTCTAAGTTTCTAACAATTCAAAATAATACTCTTACAGACTTTACAAGATGTAAAACTAACAGAGTATTAGTTCATGATGATATTAGTGAAAACTTCTCAAGTGAGGGTTTTGAAAGCACAAATTCTGTTATTGAACCTTTAGTTGAAGATTTTGGTCATTATCTAATTCAAATTGTTGATCCTGATTCTACTGACACACAATTATCAGAACTAGTTACTTTAACAACTGAAGATAATGCTTTTCTACTTGAAAAAACAAGTGATTTTACATCAATTAAATTAGGTGATTTTGACACAGAAATATTAGCATCTGGAACTAAAAATTTATTATTTACACCGACTGAATTATTCACAAGAGACCATGACATTAAGGTGTTAAAAATAGATTTTAACACAGATTTGACAGGTATTGGAACTAATGGTATTGGAAATATAGATTTGACTGGTGTTAATACAGGTATTGGTTCAACTACAGTTGGTTTTGCATCATCATCTATACTTGAAGTTCCTACATATGACTTCAACGCATTGTATGCAACTATCTTTGTTCAGGATAGATTTACTAAGGAAGTCAATTATAGTGAAGTTATTGTTGATTATGATGGAACTGATACCACTATTGCTGAAACATATGTTGATACAAAATCTGGTTTGAGTAATAGTGTAGTTGGAGTAATTACTGCAAGAGTTGAAAATAATCTTGTCAAATTACAAGTAGAAAATGATAGAGTTAATATTCTTGATGTTAGAGCGAATATTGTAGGTTTAGGTTCTACTGCCACTGGAATTGGAACATATAGATTCTCTGTTTCTGGACAACCTGTAGGTGCTGAGAGAAGTGCAAGATTAGAATCTGGTTATGTTACTGGTACTGCAAGTACAATTACGTATGCAACTCTTAATAAATTGATTGATAGCAGTTCTAAATCTATTGTAAGAGTTTCTTGTGGTGAAACATCTGCAGTTCACCAAGTTATTTCAATAAGAGATGCTGATGACATTTTAACTGTTCAATATCCTTTTGTATCAGCAGGATCAACTACAGGTATTGGAACATTTGGTGGTGAAATCAGTGGTGATAATATTAACCTAAGATTTTATCCTGATGCAGAGTTTGATTCTCTAATAGAAGTTCAGTCATATAATCAAATTTTATATACGGCAAGTGATTTTGAGAATACACCTCCTAATCTATCATACGGAACTGTTGATCAACAGGTATTCTTAACAACATACGATGGTGCTGCAGGTCTCAGGGCAAATAAAAAAGATTTTATTCTTAAACATAAAGAAGTACCAATATATTCTAAAACATTCAACCCAACCTCTGGAATTATTAGTACAACAACAGGTATATTCACAATACCAAGTCATTTTTACAATACGAATGAAGAAT